GGAGGACGATAGTTGAGTACCTTTGCTATTGGTGCTTCCGGTGCATTGGGTCTTGCACTTGAAAGCACGATGGGCACCTATGTCGCTCCGACTACGTGGGTTCCCATCCTTGAGGAGTCTTTGGCCTATACCGAGGATAAATACTACTCGCAGCAGCTAAGGCAGCAGGCCACTGACTCAGACGTTAAGCCCTCTTACTACCATATCGAGGGTGACATTCGGATGGAGGTTGACTGTCGCTTCCTTCCGTACTTCATGTACTGCTCCCGTCACGCTATCACTAAGACGGGTGCTGGCCCGTACGTCTATAAGTACACGCCTACCGCTGTCGGGGGAACCTCCACGGCAGCTAGCGGTGCTGTGCAGCGTACCATGTCTCTCAGTGTTATCCGTAATCCGGGCACTGGCACGTTCGGCTACACAGGATGCACTGTGGGTGGTTATGAGTTCACCATCGACAACGGTGTTCTCATGGTTACGCTTAACATCATCGGTCTTGGTGAGCAGACTGGTAGCGGTACTCCTGCCTGGGTCGCACCTAGCCTTCTCGGTGCAGATGCTCATACCATCTACGTCGATGCGGCTGGTACGGCTCCGGCGTTCGCTGCCGCAGTTAATGACTTCAACGGCTACACGTTCCGAGCTAACCACAATGCTGAGGCTCAGAACCGCATTAGGCCGCAGAGGTCTGCTAGCTACGTTAAGTTCGGCAAGACCGACTTTGAGATCGAGTCCGAGCTTGACTTCGTTGCCAAGTCTGAGTTCGATAACTTCAAGGCAGCGACTACCAAGGCGTTCCGTCTTACTTCCCTCAATGGTGGCTCGACGCTTGCTGGCGCTACTGAGGGTGTTCAGATTGACGCTAACCGCGTGGCATATGACGCATACGACGTTACGCTCCCTGGTATCGGCGATATCGTGGCCGCAGGCTTTACGGGTCACGGACTCAATATCGTCGGTGGCGATGCTTACGCGATTTCCGTCAAGTCTCCGACCAACATCGCTTAACGTCTAAGTCGGGAAAGGAGAGGCTAAGATGCCCGACGCAACAGTTAGTCACGAACCCGTCAGGAGGGAGCTTAAAAGTGCTCCCCCTGACGGTTACGTGCTTTTGCTCCAACTGCCGTACTACGACATGCTTGAACGTCGTGACGGTGCCTCGCGTCTTTACGCTCAGGCGACTGAAGACGGCGAAACTGACGGTAAGCTGTTCATGGAGTCCATGCAACAGCACTCTCGCGCTTTTGAGTTTAAGAAGTGTATTGTCGGTCATAACCTTACCGACAAGGATGGTACGCCTCTTGACTTCACTAAGCCTGAGACACTTCGTAAGCTCAATCCGTCTATTGGGCATGAAATCGAAATGCTCATTGACGAGCTTAACGGGGAAGCTGAGGAAAGCGAGGATTTTACTCCTGCGCCGTCCTTGTCCTCCTTGGAAGCGAGTACCCCGCTCAGCGATCCGGATACCACAAACGAGCCATAAAGGCATTCGGTAGGGACTTAATAACCGAAGTTGTCAAGTGGATTGATACGACCCGCCTGTGCCGAGAGTTTCATGTATTACCGGTTTCAGGCGGGTTGTTTCAACAACCGGGACAATACGTTTCTCGCATAAAATCTGTGCTAGAAGCTGAAGCGGAAGTAGAACGCATTAAGGGCGAGCGCGAGCAGTTGAGGACACCGCAAGCGAGAGAGCAGAGAGAGCAGAGAGCTAGACGTGATTCGCGGGTCTGAAATCATTATCGCGGTTAGGTTGTCGAACCAGGCTTCGGGTCAGGCTCGACGCCTCTCACGCGATATCATGGCTATGGGTGGTGCAGCGAAAGCTGCTAACCGTATGGCCGAAATGAGTGCTGCTATGGATACGCAGCGACTCCGCTCCGCTCGCCTTCTAAACCAGTTCGATCAGCGTAGGCGTCAGCATGCGATTAACATGTCGCAGATCGACAAGCAGACTAGCGCACAGCTTACTAGGCGTATCGGTCTGTATCAGCGATTAAACCGTACTGCCGATCCTACGCGGCGATTGATGCTTCAGCGAGCTATTAACGAGTCGCTGATGGAAGACGATATCCTCCGTCAGAGAGGGCTTAAGTTAGAGCAAGGTATGGTAGCGGCTACTGCCGAACATACCGCTGCAATGAAAGGGCAAGAAGCCATACTAGCTCGTATGGTTGAGGAACAGAAGCTCATGGCTGCTATGCAGCGAGCGAATCGGTTTACTACTGTCGGCAGGGGAGTATCGCAAGTAAGCCGAGCGGCAGGCTTTGGAGGCTTGCTAGCCACAGCAGGCTTCGCCGCCGTTAGCAAGGACTATGCAGACTTCAGCACCCTTGTTACCAAGGCTTCGACGCAGATCGCTAGTAACGCCGGTAAAGGCATCGACGCTATCCTTGCGTCTGTAAACAGGCTTGAACCGGCTATCGAGCGACAGATGAAGATATTTCCTGCGTCGCAGAACGAAATGGCTGATACTCTCTATCAGCTTTATTCGTCTATGGATCTTACGGAGCAGCAGGGTGTTAAACTGCTCGCTACTACCAATAAGGTGTCTGTCGCGTTTGGTAGCGATATGCCTACAGCTACCAATGTTCTCATCACTACGCTCAATAACTTCGGAGCGTCTGCTGGTGGTGTTAACCAAACGCTTGACGACCTGGCAGCTATCGTGCGTATTGGTAGATTGGAGCTTAGCGACTTCGACTCCATGATGAACTCTGTGGCTCCTGCTGCGGGTGCGGCTGGTTACAACCTTAAGCAGATGGGTGGAGCAATGGCTGTTATCACCCGTTTGATTCCTTCTCAGGAAAGAGCCGCCACAGGGCTTGCGCGCCTTATTGATATCTTCGGCAATAGAGACTTCCAGAAGGGTATGGCTAAGGCTGGTGTCTCTATCACCGATGTTTCGGGTAATCTGCTTGGCTTCGAGGAAATCATCCGTCGCATCGCTAGCCTGCATCCAGAGGGTCAGGGGCTTCAGAACTTCATTCAGATTATGACCGCTAGTGGCCGTGGCCGTGGTCAGGGCATTACTGGTCAGGCTAACGCACGTCGCGCGCTTGTGCAGCTTGTCAGGCATTATCAGATGTTGCATAGAGCGCAGCTTGACGTGAACGACTCACAAGGCGAGTTTAACCAGCGTTTCCAGGCTATGCTGAAAAGCCCTGGTACTCAGTGGGCTATCTTCATCAATCAGATGAGAGTGCTTGCACTGGAAATCGGTAAAGACGCTCTACCCGCGATCATCCGGCTTCAGGCGTTTATCAAGGGTTTGGTCGATAAGTGGCATAGCCTCTCGCCTGAGCTGCGTCACAGCATTGTGTACTTTACCGCAATCACCGGCGTTATTGCTCTTTTGCTATCTCCCATCGGTATGCTGGCCGGTTCGATTCTCGGTCTTATCGGCATGCTCAAGCTTCTGAGTATCACGCTCGGTACTACCGGCACTGCTGGTGTTGTTGGTCGTCTAGGACTCCTACTCGGTATCCTCGGTAGGCTTACAGCACTCGGTACGATCCTACTTGCTGTCAAGGTGGTTGTGGACAGTTCGCAGTTGGAAGACCTCCGTAACTGGATGAAGAAGAATATTCCTGGTGGCGGTGGGCTTGTGAAGGTTCTTGGGTTTAGCGGTCGTGACCTTCTCCACAGCATTGGTATCGGTGGCGACCCTGACGATCATGGCAATCAAAGTAGAAATGCCAATGCTCGCAAGGTTGACCCGCTAACGAAGAAGGTCAACGAAGCCACGCAAGCCTTCGTTAAGAACCTGAAAGCCAATACCCTCATGGCCGACATTATGAAGAAGTACGGCGCTCAGCTTGATGGTACTGATGCCAAGCTTAAGCAGTATAACGAAGACATGAAGCAGTACAACAAGGGTATGATGGATGCCGTTAAGAACGCCCATACTCAGTACGAGCAGATTGTCGATCAGGCCGTCGATAACATGATCGCCAAGTATAACGAGCTTCGTGACGCCAATACTGCTGCTTTCGGTAGTCTGTTCCAAGGGCCACTGCTTACCGGTGAATCCTTCCAGACCGCGGAAGAGTGGGGTGTCACGCCTACCATCGGTATCATCAATAAAGACCTGTCGCAGCAGATCAACGCCTTTAACAAGTGGCAAGGTGATC